TGGAGAGGTAAAGAACTTTGATAATTTTAAAGGTAAAGACCTTGAAATCATAATAGAGCGCCCTATTCTTGCTGAATATAAAACTCAATATAGATTACCAATAAGGCAAGTTGCATATAGGTTGAGCAATAGAAAGTTGCTCAACATGAACACTGAAATGTTTACCATACATGGTTGTGATCCATCACTACTCAATGATGCAAATGCTTTGGTAAACCAAGCTTGGAAGTGTGTGACACCATCATCAATTGCTGCACAAGTATTATCTGCTTGTGCTGGTGTAAGTGAGATGGATATTGAATCATCTGGACCTGCCAGAGACTATGTTGCAAAGAACGTTCGACCATTCAAAGTAGTAGCAGACCAGTCTGAAGTCGCTCTTGCTAATCGTGATGATCCATCATTTGTTCATTATATGACCTATCAGAATTATGGAACACACCACTTTAGATCGCTTCAATCTCTTACCAGTCAAAATCCAGTCGCAAAATTTGCATTCTCTGAAGTTGGCTCATCTAATGGTTATGGTAATCCATTTACAATAATTGATTATTCTTTTCCGTGTGATTTTGATTTATTGGCTGACATTCTTAATGGTGTAGGACTGAAAGGTAATCCAATAACAAGTCTCATTTCATTCAATCCAGCATTATTCTCTATGGGATTATTTGGCACACAGCAAATTGGTTGTGGTATTGGTGCTGGTGACACAATGGTATCATTTACCAATCTTGGTTCAGCAACAGAACAAGCTTCATGCAATTTAGAAGTTGAAAAGTATTTACCTAGAAGACAAGCAAGAATGTCATTACTTGAGCAAGATAAAGTTGCACTGAGAGTTACCGTACCATGGAACCCATCATTGAATGCTGGTAAAGTTATAACAGTAGAGTTATATGATAAATCTTCACCTGGTGCCGCGACATATACATATGGTTCAGGAAATTATTTAATAGCAAGCGTTGTACACAATATCAAACAGGGTGGTTTTGCAACAACTACAATGGATTGTGTCTCAACGACAGTAGGTATTGGAGTAGTATAATATGGCTTTGAAGTATGCAATCGTAGTAGATAGGCATCCAGAATATGGTGTGAAAGCATTACCTATCGACTTGAATCCGCAGACATGTCCACCAGAAAAATTGGCATGGAGTCCTGTATTTTCTGGTCCTAATGAGCGTGGTAGAAACTACATGCCTGAGATAGGTCAACCAGTTGTTATTGATGATAGTCATACCATGGCAGGTCCTAGTGGTTCAAACTTTTTTCCAGTAATTGCAACATATAACCCAGCAATGAATCAGCAGGCCGGTCTTCAAGGCAATTTAAATTTAATGCAACTATTTGAACCCTTCTTAAATAGCGTAAAAAATAATGTAAGATTACCTCCAAAAGCCAAAGAAACAGGTAAACCAACTACTCGTCAAAGAGAAGAAACTGGTGATTTCAAATACAGTTCAACAAAAGGTATGCCTGCACACGTATCCATCGCACAGACATTTGGTATGATACTACCACAAGTAAAGAACATCTCTACTGCGATTGATCAATTTACCGGCGTTCTTACACCTGGATTACTTGGTGCGTTTCCTGGTCTACCTCTTGGTAACATGCTATCATCACTAAGCAGCAATGCGTTATTTCAAACTGCTCTTGGTAAGTTACCAACAGAAGTTCAACAGGCATTTCAATCTGTTCAAGCATTTTCAAGAAGCGTTCAAGGTGGTTCTAGCTATGGATTTTCACTTGGTAGTTTGGTGGATGAAGCTACTTTTGTAAATAATGCGGTAAATTTATTAAGTAATATAAAAGACCCTGTTGAATTGTTTGCTGCTCTACAAGAGTTACAGTCAGATCCATCACTACATGGATGTGAGAAGCTTCAAGATACAGTAATTTACTTAAATAATTTCAATACAATAGATGCAAACACAACAAATACTAATTCAATAGAGATTGAGACTGAAGATGCAAACGCATCAAATGTCATAGTTGTCACTATAGACGATAGTGTTACAATCTCAGCTAATGTGACAAACTCTAAAATTACCATCACATCATGCGGTAAAGTACAGCAACAAGATGATAATGATGTTCTTGATGCTGTGAAGAATGTCATGTCTCTACTGAACACTTTTGCAAGCATATCATCACCAAGTTCTGGATTAGGTATTGGTGGTATGAACAATGTCGCAAAGAAGTGGGCAGATGCTCAGTCTAGATTGCCACCACAAATTCAACAGTTGAGACAGAAGCTATTGAAAGATATTTCTGTTTCTGGTGGCAATCTATCGAATTTGGCTATTGCCGCTCAAGTTGCGAAGCGTGTTTATAAATTAATTCCATAAAGGATTCATATAATGGTAAAAGATAGTGGACAGACAGAACCAAGAGATAAGTCAGCATCGAAATTCGATCAGTTCAAGACGCCTCATGATATACCTGAAGCGTTTCAGAAGATGGAGAACGTGACAGCACTTCATCATGGTAGATCAGGCAATCTTATTGCTGCTGGTGATAATAAAGACGGTGAATTCTTGATGTTTCAGCACGTATCAGGATCAGCAATCTATATGATGCCTGATGGTGCTGTTCAGTTTGTCTCACACAATGGACAGAACAGCTTGATCTTTGGTGAGAACCGAATGATGGTAACAGGCGCATATGATATCGTTGTTCATGGCGGCGGCAGTCTCAAGGTTGATGGTGATTACAATACGACTATTCTAGGTGATTGCATTCAGACCATACAGGGTGATATGATCACATCATGTAAGAATAGATTTGAAACTGTAAATGGTATGAACAGTCAGATAGCTCAAAATCATGCTATGATGGCATCTGAAAGCTTTACGATGGCAGCTAAGGGTCATGCAAGTATTACCGGTAAAGCTGGTATTGGTATGTCTTCAGCAGAAGGCGGTATCAAGATTGAAGCAAAGGGTGAACTCAGTGTGGAATCTGTAGGTGGTGCATTGAACTTTGTATCAAAAGGTATGTTTAATATGTTTTCTGGTTCTGATATCAATATGGATGGATCACCAAATATCTACTTTAATTCTAATAAAGCAACCGCACAAGATGCACAAAAAGGAACTTTTGCTTCTGCTCAGAAGGCTACACCAGAACCTAACTACAGTAGAGCATAAATAATAACATGCTAAAACAACAAAAATCTAGACAAAACGATTACTCAGACTTAGACCTCGACTTCTTAATGAATCCGACAACGAAAGATGTTGTTATTAAGAGAGGTGAAGATGCTATCAAGAGGTCTATTCGAAATTTGATCTTGACGAACTTCTATGATCGCCCATTCAGACCATCTATTGGTTCGAATGTTCAAAAACTCTTGTTCGATGAGATAGCAGATCCTCTTGTAAAAAATCTTTTGGAAACTGCAATAAACGAGACAATCTACAAATTTGAACCAAGAGTAAATCTTCAATTTGTTGAAGTAATACCTGATCTTGATGCAAACGGACTGACAGTAAGACTTCAATATACAATATTGAATAGAGAAGAACCTGTAATAACATCACTATTCCTAGAGAGAATTCGATAAATGTCATTGGCAAATACAGCACTTAGAATTACTGAACTTGATTTCTTATCAATCAAAGAAAACATTAAGACATATCTGAGAAATCAAACAGAATTTCAAGACTTTGACTTTGAAGGTTCTGGTATGTCTGTCTTGTTGGACATTCTCGCATATAATACTCACTACATGGGTTACTATGTCAATATGGTTGGTAATGAGATGTTTCTTGATACCGCTCAGATTAGACAGTCGGTAATCTCTCATGCCAAGATGATCAATTATTTCCCAACAAGCAAAAGAGCTTCAGAGACAAGAGTGAATATTCTTGTTACTCCAAGTGTCAATGAAGATCAAGACCAAACAATTTTGACAATGAACAAGTATACCAGGTTCTTAGGTAGAGACATAGATGGTATAAATTATCAGTTTGTATTAAATGACACATACTCAACAAGCAAATCTAATGGAGCGTTTTCTTTTGCAAACGTTGCATTGAAGCAGGGTGAAGTCGTAACAAGACAGTTTGTTATGGATTCAAACAATGTAAAAAGACGTTTTGATATACCGTCTGCAAATATTGATACTGAAACAATATCTGTTATCACTCAGGAATCAGATATCGATATTACATCTACAACATACGTTCCATATGATAACATACTTGATATTAGTGCAAATACACCAGCATACTTTATAGAAGAAAACGAAAACAATAATTATTCTATCTACTTTGGTGATAATGTCATTGGTAAAAGACCAAGAGATGGTAATATAATAACCATTACATATCTGGATGTCATGGGTTCTTTGACAAACAAGATAAACAACTTCTCAATTGTTCAGGCAGCAGGTGGACTATACAACGATAATATTGCAATTACTTCACTTGCACCATCATACTCTGGTGCTGAAAAAGAAACAATTGAAGACATAAGATATAGAGCACCATATAGCTATTCTACACAGAATAGAGCGGTGACCATATCAGACTATGAAACTCTAATTCTTAAAGACTATAAGAACATAGATGCTGTCAAGACATGGGGCGGAGAAGATAATGATCCTCCAGTATACGGAAAAGTATTCTTGTCTCTAAAGACAAAAGAAAATTACTTCTTAACAAATCTTGAAAAAGAATCAATCAAGGACTCTCTGATTCGAAATAGAAACGTACTCACTGTTATTCCAGAAATTGTTGATCCTGATTACTCTTATATCATTATCAGAGGTGATGTGTACTATGATGCATCACTAACATCACTATCAACAGAACAAATAAGACAGTTTGCTAGAGCATCTATTATTGACTATAAAAACAATGAGTTAACAGGATTTAATTCTGTCTTCAGAAAAGAAAACTTACAAGACTACATTAGACAGTCTGAGAAATCAATTACATCTTCAGACATCAAAATCTCTCTACAGAAAAGAATTGAGCTTTCTGTTGGAGAAGTAAAAAAGTATGCCATCAACAGTAATTTCCCTATCAAGAAGGGAGATTATACACATGAAATCACATCATTTCCAGAAATCAAAGTTTATGACTCATCAAATATTCAAAGAAATGTCAAGTTTGAAGAAGTGCCAGCAGCGTTCACTGGTATTGAGTCAATCGAAATTGTAAATCCTGGTATCAACTATACATCAACACCTACGATTAGCATAGTTGGTGATGGTACTGGTGCTACTGCAACTGCAAGAGTTTCTGGTGGTCGTATTGTAGAGATCACTGTCACAAACAAAGGCATAAACTATACCAGAGCAACAGTATCAATATCAGGTGTAGGATCAGAAGCTTCTGCTATAACTAAACTTCAATCTAAATTTGGTGAACTTCGATCATTCTATCTTAAATCAAATGGTGAAAAAGTCATTGTCAATGCAAAAGCAGGAACAATCAACTATGAAGATGGTATAATAGAATTAAATCCACTATTGACGAATGGTGCTGTGTTAAACGACTTCTATGATACAAACATTCTAACTTTTGAACTACCTATTGAAAAAGAAATTATCTTCCCTTTGAGAAATCGTATTGTCGATATTGATGAAAATGATGCCAGAGCAATTCAATTAACCGTTATACCAGAGTAATAAATGGCAAACACTACTAACAGCAAAATATCAAATCTGGTAGCATCTCAAGTTCCTTTCTTTGTTAGGAACGATCACGATACCTTTGTCAAGTTTATGGAAGCATATTACGAGTACACAGAGCAAAGTGGTAAAGTTGTTGAACGTGCAAAAAATTTACCAGCATATTCGGACATTGATAGAACAGTAGATGAATTTACAGAGTATTTCTATAAGACATATCTTGCCAAGATACCAAGAAACATCATGGCAGACAAGTCTCTTGTTCTTAAGCATATCAAAGATTTCTATACTGCACGAGGCACAGAGAAATCTATTCAGTTTCTCATAAGAATACTGCTAGGCGATGAGAATGTAGAATTTTACTATCCAAAAAGAGATGTTCTGAAAGCATCTGATGGTAAATGGTTTGTTGAAAAATCACTTAAAATTGAAGACGTTCATGTAAATGGTGTACCAAATACTAGTGTAAACGTCATACAGAATTTCAAGAATAGAAAAATAAGTGGTAACACATCTAATGCATATGCTATTGTAGAACGTGCTGAAGTCTACTACGAAGGTGATGTTCTTATCTATGAACTGAAGATTTCTAATCAGTATAAGACATTTAGAGCAGGTGAGACAATTTACACTCTGTTCGATGAGAATGGCACAACAAAAAGTCTTACTGCAAATCTATTTAAAGGTTTTATCAATACTGTAGAAGTGACATCACCAGGTACAGGATACAAAATTGGTGATATAGTATCGATTGAGAGTTTGACAGGTACCGGTGGTAATATCATTGTATCAAGCGTTACATCTGGTAATATCGTATCTCTTGGTATTATTAACGGCGGTGCTGGATTTAAAATAGGTGATACTTTTCTGATTACTGGTGGTGGCGGTTCTGGTGCAGGTGGTTTTACTACTGCTGTTCTTACAGATAACTCAGTTCATCCAAACTCATACTCAGTGCCAATTTCAACAATTGCTCTTGAAGCTAATACACCGATAGGAAATACTTTCTATTCTAATCTGAGTTCATCAAACGCAAATACAACTCTCGCTAATGCAACATCATATTTCACATACAGTAACACTGGTCCAATAAGTGCTACAACAGTATCATTTCAAGGTAGTGGATATCTAGGTCTACCAACAATAACTGCGGTATCTAATACAGTTATAAGAAATCTTGGTATTCTAGGTCGTATGGAAATCGTTAATGGTGGTTTGAACTACGCAAACGGAGATATCATTACGTTTACTAATGTCATTGGTGGGTATGGAACAGGAGCATCAGCAAATGTTAAGTCTGTTGATGCAAACGGTAAGATTGCAGCGGTACAGTTTGTACAAGTTCCAGGTCAGATAATAGGTGGCTCAGGATATTCACAAAGTCATTTACCAATAGCTAATGTTGTAAGTGGAACTGGTAATGGTGCAAGCATTATTGTAAGTGCTGTACTTGGCGATGGTGAAAATATTCAAGCTGGTACGACAAGTGTTGGTAGTATCATAAGACTTTTAATTGTTTCTCGCGGTACAAATTATGATGTTGATACCACACTCAATCTCTCAAGTATTGGTGACGGTACAGCAAAAGCTACTGCATCAATCGTTACTGGATCATTTACATATCCTGGAAGATATCTGAATGATGATGGTCATCTATCTGGCTATAATTTCTTAGAAGATAGAGACTATTATCAAAGCTTCTCTTATGTTGTCAAAGCAAGACATTCTATTGAGAAGTATAGAAAAGCATTGAAAGATTTGATTCACCCTGCTGGTATGAGATTATTTGGTGAATATCTATTTGTTGATCCTATGGTTAATGTCTCTTTCAATACAACTAATGGACAATATGCAAATACAACATATACTGGCACATATACATCAACATCAAACGCAAACGGAACTCTTGTTCTTGTTTACAGCCCAAATATTGATGTTTCAGCATTATCTAATGTGTATATCGAAATAATGAGTGGTGATACTGACAATCTCTCAAGTGGTAAATTCTCAGTAAATACAATAAACTCATCGGCGTTTACAATATACTATGCAAATACTATGTCAGGTACAGTATCAGCAAATGCAGGAGTTGGTAATACAAGAATTCTTACAGGTTCAAGCACACCATTTGGTAGATTTAATCTTGGTGATAGAATACGTATTTCTGGACAC